ATATCCACTGTTCTCTCCTAGACTAGCAACCAGTTGGTTTAATTCGTCGCATCCTTCTACCTCACAAAAATTAACAACATCGGGGTTTAAATCTGCGATAACTTTTGACACATATTCAAGATGAATTGTAGCCTCGCTCTCATTTTTCCAACTGCACCCATCTCCTGGGCAATTTGATGTGCCAAAATAATCAATGAAAAACCATTCTACATTATATTGCATTATCTTGAATGTAGAATCTCCTGACGGGACTCTATTTAAGGGAGTTGTTGGGACTGCGGGACATTCAGTATCTGAATTTCCTAATGTTGCAAACCCAACAAAGAGAGAAATAAGTATTTCTTTAAATTGCATATTAATATATTATTTTATTAATAATTGTTCGGATAAATATATTCTGTAAGGATATAAGAATAGTTTAAACAAATAAAACAAATTAAACAAATTACAATAATTGTAATATAAAAGATGTTAGAAGAACTAATAGATAATTCTATAACTGACAAAAATACTACACATTCATATTTACAGCTCTATCAAAATTTGTTGATGAGCAAAAAAGAAACTGCTAAAAATGTGTTAGAAATAGGCATAGGAGATTTTGGTGAAAAAAATGGGGGTAGTATAAAATTATGGAGGGATTATTTTACACACGCAATCATTTATGGTTTAGACATACTTCCAATTGATAGAGTAATTGATGAATTAATAAATGACACTAGAGTTATTTTATATACATCAACTGATGCATACAATGAAGACTTTTTTATTACAAACTTTTTAAATAAGAATTTAAAATTTGATTTTATGTTAGACGATGGACCGCATACATTAGAAAGCATGACGCAATTTATAAAATTATATTCACAAATAATGGCCGATGATGGTATATTAATTGTTGAGGATGTTCAGTCGTGGGATTGGATTGATACACTTATAAGTGCAGTTCCGGAACACCTAAAGCAATTTGTTAAAGTACATGATTTAAGAGGTAATAAAAATCGTTACGACGATATTGTTTTTACAATAGATAAATCTAACGTTAAAATATAAGTTTCACTTTATTTTTTATTTTACAGCAATATAGGATAAAACTACATAAAGGTTAATAATTGTAATATAATATAATTATGGATGGGGAAACCGCAATAGATTACATTTTAAAAAATAACATTGAAGGTGCTATAATTGAATGTGGTGTAGATAGTGGTAATTTTGAACATATATGGATAAATGAATTAATGAAAAATAATGTGGTTCGCGATATATATCTATATGATACCTTTGGAGGTTTAGTAGAACCAACTGAATATGATTACACATGTAAAGATGCTCAACTTTATCAAATGAATAAGGATGATGTTTATAATACTTGGAAGAGTCAAATAATTAATGAAAAAACAAATGGATGGTGTTATACTCCTTTAGAAAATGTTCAAAATAGATTAAATTCTACTGGTTATCCTCAAGAAAATTTACATTATATAGTGGGAGATGTCATGGAAACTTTAAAAGATAAGACGACAATTCCCGAAAAAATAGCAATATTGCGATTGGATACTGATTGGTATGAATCTAGTAAGTATGAACTAGAGCAAATGTATGATAATGTTGTAATTGGTGGAGTTATAATATTTGATGATTATTATCATTGGGATGGACAGAGAAGAGCAACTGATGAATTTTTTGCAAGTAGAGGCATTAATTATGATTTTGTAAATATAGGTAATCTCAAAACGGCGGCTATTATAAAAAAATAAATATGCGGTTTAATTATGATCCGCCTCATAAAAATTGATATATAAAATATAAGCAAAATATATATCAATTAACATGTTCTCTCCTGTTATCAAACTTCCACAAGCAATTGCTATATCAAAAACCCAAGATAATTATGTTTTATTCTTTGATGGTTGTTGTAAAGGTAATCCCGGTCCTGGTGGAGCAGGAGCTACAATTTATAATAATGGCGTGGAAATTTGGTGCGACTCTGTATTTGTAGGAAAAAAGGTTACTAATAATATAGCCGAATATACCGGGTTAATTATTGGTTTAAATCAAGCAGTAAAAGTTGGAATTAAAAATATTACTGTTAATGGTGACAGTCAACTTGTAATAAAACAAATGAATGGCGTTTATAAAGTAAACTCTGAAAACTTGATTGAAATGCATAAAACTGCAAAAAAATTAGAAAAATCATTTGAAAGTATTTCATACAACCACGTTTACAGAAAAGACAATAAGCGAGCTGATGAGCTAAGCAACGATGGACTACTTAAGCCGGATGACACCGTTAGTTAAGGATGTAGTTTAATTCCACTGGCCTGAATTTTGCTTGTTCAAATATTCTATATAACAATGTATAACTGAAACTAGAATCATATACAAGTACATAAACATTATTGCAATACTGCCCAATGTGCAAATCGTATACCGCAGCAACCTCGCGGTCCTCGCTCATTTTTGGAGTTTTTATAAAATTGTATCCATTTTCTCTCAAAAACTGAATAACTCTATTATCATAATTGTCCGATAAAATAAACGTTGCATCTTCTTTTTTTAAATTTATTGTTATTGCGTCAATATATTTGTCTTCCATTATTTTTTTAAAATCCACTGTGGATATTTTATTTTCTCTCGCCCAATGCTCAACTGCATCATCTTCTAATCTTAAATGTATGCAGTTTATATTTTTGTTTATATTTATGGTTCTTTGAATATATTCATTTGCCCTTTGAATAAAATAAGATTGAAATACAATATTTCTGAAAATTCCTTTAGTAAATTCAGTTTGGTCATTTTGTATTTTTAATGATGGCTGAAATACAACATTATTCAAGTCAATCAATAGATCTGAACTTAAATGCCCATCTGTTTGGTCATATATCCCATTAAAAATAATATTGTTAATAGAAAATGTAATATTCAACTTTAATGCACGTTTATCTAGGTCTATAAAATAATTTGTATTATAAAACTCTACTGGATTTCCTAAAAGGGCGTTCAAATTTTCAGTTTTACTAATATAAAAAACTTTGTTATTTAAAAACCCTTTTATGATTTCAGTAACATCAATGCACATATTATTTATACCATACTTTGCGTTAAGTATTTTAAACTCAAAATTATAATAATCAATAAGGCACAAGTTATATTGTTTTGTGTAATTATTAGTCGCATTTATATCAAGAATTTCACTTATATTGCAAAAATTTTGTGTATTTATTTGTTTTAAAAATTTTCCAATAAATATAAAGTTAATATTGTTTCTTAAGCAGTACCCACAAGTATAAATGATTGAGTAAATTTGATTGCAAAGTCCACTATCTTTTTTTGGAGAGATATCAAGAAAATAATTATTCATTTGCATGCAATTTTAATTATATATTTATTTGACTTGTTTTTAATTTTCAATTAAAGAAATATTTAATCTTGTGGGTGGTTTATATTTTAAAAAGTCAAGTTGTTTTATAGTACTTGGGAATTCATCATAACCATATATATCTTGCAACATAAGCCATTCAAACATTCCTCCCACATAAATAAACACATTTGAAAATCCAAGTTTTACAAGTTGGTCATATTTTTTATATATTTTATCATCACTTGAATTGCGTCCGTATAAAATTATTCTTATTCGTTTACTTGAATACATATGATGATTTATTATTGTTTCCTCTTTGCTAGCTGGAACAGTATTTAATATTAGACAATCTTGTTCCAACTCAGTCATAGTGTTTATTAATAAATATATTTCTGGATTTTTGCAAGCTGTTTGTACATCTTCAAAGTTAATTTTTTGCATAGACTGAGAATTTCCCATTATTTGATTATTTCTTTATGTTTATATTCAAATTATAGTATTGTTTTTGTTTCTCTCTTTGCATCGTTTTTATTAATAAAAAAATTGACTATTTAAAACACCCCAGTTATTATTTTAACAATCATGTCGGGGACTAGACTAACTCTAAAAGAAAGAAAGGAAAAAGATAGAGAAAAACTCAAAGACCTTTATAATAACTATGTATTGTCTAAAAAAAAAGTTAATACATTAGAGAAAAGAAAAACCACAACTATATGTTTTAATGGCTCGTATGATGAATTGATAGAACTAATGAAAATTAAAAAACATGAACTAAAAGAAATAGAAAAAGATTTGAAGGCTGAACGCATAAATGTGCGTTGGTTGTGGTTCAAATATAAAAGGTTGAAAAATAAATTTGATAGTCAAACTAGACTAGATAAAATGAAGGAAGAAATACAAGAAATGAAAAAGAAAGAATCGGTAGTTACAAAAACTAATAAAAAATTAGCTGAGAACTTTGATATGAATATGTTGGATAGGTTACCTCTAGAACTTGTTGATATAATTGCAACCTATCTGCCATATGAAGTTAGAAATACACTCATTGAAGAGAGAAAGCCATTTAGATTATTTAAAAATTTAACAAATTGCACAATTAGGTCGTTTCTTATGAATATTTGTTATACACCCGAATACTTTTCGCTTCTATCTGAAGAGGAAAAACAAACATATATTTACAAACCAGAGAATAATCCTCATCCTTATCTTCCAAACTTACAAAATCCACATCACGGTCATTTTGCATGGAATCCAGATTGGTTGCAATATACTAAAAAAGATGAAATAGAAACTCGTATAAAATACATATTCCATGCATTCAACAAGTCATGTCCAAAGGGTGCTTATAAATTAATGAGAATGTTTATCGTTCTCATTAAGCCAGATAAAAAATATAATAAATACGATAGTAGTTGGACGAGACTAACTAGCATTCCTGTTTAGATGCACAATATGGTTTTGTTAATTAAAATTTACTACAATTTCTACTTTTTCTTTTTTAATACTTTTAGTTGCAGAAATAGACAATTCTTCTCTCTTCTTTCTAGTTTTGCTATTGGTATTTTCAACAACCTGTTCCTTACGCTTGCTAGTACTATTTCTACTATTCATGTCTTTTTCAATGGTATCATAATTATCTTCAATATATTGAATTACCTTATTTTCAAGAGTCCATTTGAAAAAATTCAATTGACCAATTGTAGTCTCAATGTGGGTGCCTCCCTTGTAAGGGATGCTTATTCTATCCCAACGACAAAAAGGATCAAATCTTTTTTTGCTATAAGCCTTTAATTTTAGCTTATAATCAACGTATACTTTGAATCGTCTAGTAGCTCCATGAACATCTTCAAACGAATACAATGTATAATATTTTTTAGCATAATTTGTTGCAAACCAATCCACAATTCTTAAAGAAATTTTTGATTCTCCGGTAATTATTTTTAGCATACTATTTAAATTATCCTCATTCTTATAAAAATCCATTAAATTGTTCAATAATAAATCATTTTGCGTTGTATAACTACTTGATGCCATTATTTAAGATACTTTGCGGTCTTTTTAAATACTTATTTACCAAAAAATCTAATTTAATTTAAAAAATAATATTACAGTATTGTATAATGGATTTGTCAAAGATTTGCACTCCTGCCATGTTGTATTTGGTATTCGCCTCCATTAGCATTGTTATTGGCGTTTTCCAAAAGTTCCAATTTTTCTCTCTTTTAGCCAAGGTTATCTTTGTTGCTGCTTGGACTTGGTTCTTGAACTTCTTGTGTTCTAAGGGATACAAGGCCATCTCTTGGTTCTTAGTCTTGTTACCTTTCTTAATCATGCTTGGCGTCTTTGCCATGGCTATGGAGGTTGTCAAGTCAGCCAACAGCTCAATGATGCCCCCTCCCGCTCTTCAGAAAACTCCCCAAGAAAGAGTGATGGAGGCAATGGGCACCGACTACAAAATAGGTGGTCAAATGTACTAAATGTACATTTATTTATCATCTTTAAATTTCTCTCGTTCTAATGATGTGCTTACTGGTTTTAAAAAATTTTCTTGAACCATTACATCTTCAAGATAATTTCTTTGCATAAATGGATTCATTCCAATTTGACCAACCATTTCTCTCTCCGCCATTCTATTATAGGTGTCTTCTCTCTTATTCATTGGTTTATCTGGATTTACAAAGACTTGTTGTTCTTCTAAACTCCAGACATCATTCTCTGATAATAAAGCCTGTTGAAATGCTAATTGAGCCATTTTGCTTGGATCTTCATCTTCATAGTCAATTTGAGTTTGACTTTGTTGCACACGTCGTGGTTGCCTTGGAGATTTTTCATATTTCTCTCCATTTGTCCATTTCCATTCTATCCAATCATTCCATTTTACCTTCTTTTTATCCATTGAGGATTCCATTATAATATTTTATTAATATTATAATGCGTCGCATTTAACTTTTAACTATGTTTAATTGTTTAGTAAATAAAAAGGCATCTTTGCTTGTTCTTCTTCGTTTTAAATTGCAATCTAAGCAAGAAATTAAAACATTATCTGTATTATGTCCTACATTGTTGTTTATTCTATCCAAAGTCCATTGCTTTGTTTCTCTCACAAGATCATATAATATATACGTTTTTTCATTGCAATAATGACATTTTAGAGAACACTCTTGTAATTTATTTATTACCTCTTTTGTTTTAATAAAAGCTGCCTCATCATATCTCTTTTTTATAATATCTTGATGTTTATAACTATTTAACTTTACTTCTAATTGAGAGATTGCCGTTCTATATTCAGGTATATCTGTATTTTGGTGAAGAGATTTCAATATATCATCTTGGTTGTCTATTAAAAAAGATTCAGCTGGAAGCCCCATTTTTTCAGTGATTTTTCTGGTTTTAACCTCTTTGTGTTCCTTTTTTAATTTCTTAATTAGATATCTATTATTCGTTCCTGAAATTTCAACTTTCTTTTCATCGTTCATATTTAATAACTAACTAAATTTATTTATGTCTTTTTCTTATATCTTCGTCCGCGAGTCTTCCTACTTTGTTTTTTTGTTTGCATTTTGCTTTGTCTTTTGCTTTGTTTTATATTTCGCCTTCTAGTTTTTTTCCCACCGAGTTTTGCTCCATTAAATTTATCTAAAATTTCATTTTTTTTATCTCTTAATAGAGAACAAACAGTTCCTTCAATATTTCCTTTTTCATCGCTATCTAAACTATTCCTGCCAACATTCTTAAACGCATCATTGCATTTAAATTGAGTCTCTTGCAAATCATCTATTAATTGAGAACAACTATATTCATTGCAGCATTTTTGTTTTAATAGATAGTTTGCCATTTTTAATATATGTTTTTGTTTATAAGATTGATAACAAGACATTTTATATTATTGGGAGATAATTATAGTTGGTACAAAATAATATCTATATATAAAAAACTGAATTAAACTTAAAACGATATAGTATAGTATATGGCAACGCCTACAAATAACGCAGATGAATGCATTGAGTTGAAAAACATTAAATACAAGACCATGTTGCTAAGCGGCACACCTGTTAAAGAAACTAAATCATCAAGTGACTTAACAAACTTGGAAAAATTCTTAGAAGATGATAAGATTAACATTCAAAATGAACCGTGGAGTAAATTAGACAAGACTATAAAGACAAAAAAAATGATGTCTTACGCAGAAGATTATGTCAAAAAAAATAATTTAACGCCCGGGGAAGAAGCTGGATTGCGAGCATTTTTGAAAGATTGTTTAGATAGAAAGAGGTTGCAAAGAGTTAAAGACGTTGAGTATGACAAAACTACTGGAGAAATCAAGGACATTCCTTCTCTTGTCTTTAACAGGATAACAACGCATTTTACTCTTAAAAATTTAGATAAGCAACGAGTTTCAACTTTGAAAAGTTTGCCACCAAAGAAAGCTAAGGGAACTATTAAAAATACCAAAGCTAATGACAACTCAGACTCTGATAATGATAATTA